GTTGGTGCAACCAAAAGGCTTTGGTGAGTGTTGCCCGGCAAAACGGTAAGACGGTGCTAATGAAAAGCGTTTTGGGTTGGTATTTGTCTCAGTATTTGGCTGATGAAAAACAGCCGCAAACGGTTATTACTACGGCTCATGAGCTCTCTTTGGCTGTGTCACTGTTTACTGATTTAGCGCCTACGTTGGCTGAAAAATTTGGTGCCAAACTGAAACGCAGTTACGGGCGCAATGAGCTACAAATAGGGCCGCATAAATGGTTAGTACGGGCGGCTACGCATAGTGCCGGGCATGGTCAGTCAACAGCATTGCTGCTAGTTGATGAATGTTGGGGGGTATCGCAAGACGCTTTAGACGTAGGTTTATTGCCTACTCAACGTGCTCAAGCTAACCCTCTTTGCATAATGCTCAGCACAGCAGGCGTAGAAAGCAGTACCGCAATGCTTAGGTGGCGAGAGCAAGGGCTACGCGGCATAGACGAAGGCATAGACACTGGTATTTATTTTGCGGAATTTAGCCCAGACCCAGCCCTAGACCCTATGACCCCTGAAGCATGGCGTATGGCTAACCCGGCATTAGGTACCACTATTAGCGAAGAAACGTTAATAGCTGAAAGTATGAGCCCTAACCGTGCCGCCTTCTTAAGGTCTAGCTGCAATTTGTGGGTTCAAAGTGATGTTGGTTGGCTTGCGCCGGGCCAGTGGGCCGCAAACGCTAAAGGTACGTTGCCATTGCCGGGTGGCGTTTTAGCCGTTGAAGTTTCTGTAGATAACGGGCGGTATTGCGCGGTAAGGGTTAACAAAACTGCTGCTGGTGAATTGTGTGCAACCGTTGAATTTATTGCTGACACAATGAGCCAAACGTGGCAACTATTAGAAGACGCTTCAAAAGACCCAAAGCTCATCATTGCCGTTACCCCAACCCTTGACGTAAATTGCCCCCTGCACTTAAAAAGGCGGCGAGTCATATGGGGCTACCAAGAAATCACCCGCTATACGGCAGCTGTACGGCAAATGATTATTGAAGGCCGTATTGAACATGACGGCTCAAAAATGTTGGCTGAGCACATAGGGCGCGCAGTTGCAGCGCGTACCGCTGGCAGTATCGCGTTAAGCTCACAGCGCTCTAGCGGCCCTATTGAGCTTGCCCGTTGTCTAGTTGCCGCCGTAGGTTTTGCTATCGGTCAACGCGCAACAGCTAAACCCATGATAGTTACCACAGCCCCTAGACGTACTGCCTAAGATAGTTGCATGGGTTTATTTAAAAAGGACGCGGTAAGCGAACCAGCAATAAAAGGCGCTGCAGCAGCCACCCGTTACCCGTACAGTCAAAACGTTATTGGCAACTTTGTTTATTACACACAAAACTTGCCGCGTGATGCGGCAATGCAAGTTCCAACTATTAGCCGGGCACGTGACTTAATTTGCTCAATGGTTGGCTGCCTTACTTTTAAGCAGTATTCCCTACAGTGGGACGGCGAACACCTAGAACGTATTTATATTCCGCCTGATGTGTGGATGCAGCAACCTGACCCCAACGTAACCCGCAACTTTATCCTCAGTTGGACTACCGAAGATTTAATTATGCAGGGGCGGGCCTTCTGGGTGGTTACCGAGAGGCTAGGTAATGGCTTTCCCTCAAAATTTACGTGGATACCTGCCGGTGACGTAAACACACTTGACCAAAGTACCGGGCAATGGTTTGGGCCTTCAAAACAAATTTACTTTCAAGGCGTAGAACTAAATCCCAATGACGTAGTGCAATTTCTTAGCCCTATTCAGGGTTTGGTTTATACCGGCGTGAGAGCTATTAACACTGCAAACCGTTTGCAAAATGCGGCTGAGCGTTTTGCGTCACAAACCATACCGGCGGGCTATCTGAAACAGACCGGCGGTGAACCTATGACCTCGCAAGAATTGGCTGATATGGCTGCAAATTTTGCGGCTGCACGTGAAGAGCAAACCATAGCTGCATTAAATGAGTTTGTTGAATACGTGCCTAATACTGCTAACCCTGATGATTTGCAGCTAACTGACGCACGTACGTTTCAGAGCCTTGAAATGGCGCGCCTTGCAAATATTCCACCATTTTTGGTAGGTGCACCAACTGGCGGCGGTATGAATTATCAGAACAGCGCCGAAAGTAACAAACTGCTTTATTTGTACGGTTCAAAGCCATATATTGAGTGCATTGAGCAAACGTTGAGTATGAACAACGTTTTGCCGCGAGGCCGATACGTAGAGCTAGACGTAAGCACGTACCTTTACGAAAACGATTTGGCAGGCGGGGACAGTGATAACGCTGCTTCGCAGTCCTCGCCTGCTACTACTATTGAGCGTGAAAGGGATTAACTACCATGCTGAAATTTGAAGCCACGCCCATTGTTATTAGCGCTGCTGAGGGCGAAAGCAAACGCGAGATTATGGGCCTTGCCGCGCCTTATAACGTGGTTGCAACTGTGAGCTCAGGCGAAAAAGTTAAATTTTTGCCGGGCTCTTTGCCGGTTGACGGCGCTAACCCCAAACTGGTTTTGAACCATGACCTAACCCAAATGGTAGGGGTAGTGACTGAACGTACTGAAGATGAAAACGGCTTGTATTTTGTGGCTAAATTGAGCAAAACGGCTAAAGCTGATGAAGCCCTAGAGCTGGCAAAAGACGGCGCGCTAGATGCAGTAAGCGTAGGCGCTGAACCTATTACCGCTGCCTATGATGATGAAGGCGTTTTAGTTGTTGAAAAGGCGCGCATGGTTGAACTATCATTAGTAGCGCTAGGCGCATTTCAAGAAGCAAAAATAACTCAGGTAGCAGCGACTGAGCCAACAAAAAAGGATAAAAAACCCATGAGCGACGTAACCCCAACTGCTGAAGTAAACGAAGCACCGGCCCCAGCGCCAACCGCGCCAATTTGGGCAGCTGAAAAGCGTGAGCGAGAATTTGCAATGCCTTCAGCAGGTGAATACCTTGCTGCCTTCCACGCTGGCGGTGAACAGTGGTCTAACGTTAACGCTGCTTACAAGCAAAACGTGGATAAGAAGGCAACGGCAATTCAGGCCGCGCAAAACCTTACCACTGATACACCCGGCTTGCTGCCAATTCCAGTGTTAGGCCCAGTGTTTCAAGACATTAACTATATGCGCCCGTTTGTTAGCGCAGTAGGTGCCCGCGCAATGCCAAACGGTCAGGGCAAGAGCTTTATTCGCCCAACCATTAGCCAGCACACCACAACGGCTGTTCAAACCGAAGGCCAAGCTGCAGCTTCGCAAACCATGACCATTGCAAGCAATACGGTTACCCGTACCACCGTCGCTGGTCAAATTTTCATCAGCGCGCAAGACATGGATTTTACCGACCCGGCAGCAATGCAAGTGATTTTGCAGGACTTGGCAGGCCAATACCTGCTCAAGACTGACGATATTGCCGTTGACGCTTGCGTAAGCGGTTCAACCAACTTGGGTGTATGGGATGGAACGCCAGAAGATTTTATTGCGTTTATCTACGCTGCCGCCCGCGACATTTCAAACGGAAGCAACCTTTTCCCAACTCACCTAGTAATCGGCGTAGATACGTGGAGCAAAATTGGCAGACTTGTTGACGCTGACAAGCGACCAATTTTCCCAAGTATCGGAGCACCAAACCTTTTGGGCACAAACACGCTGGGCGCTGGTGACGTAACCAACTGGTCAACCACAAACCCACTGGGTTTGCGTACCATTGTTGACAGCAACGTAGCCGCTAAAACAGGCGTAGTATTCCATGCCCCGGCAATGGAAGTGTACGAAAACGTACGCGGCATTATGAGCGTTGAAGACCCCAACCTTATTGGGCGTACCTTCAGCTACTACGGCTACCTTTCAACGTTTGTGGCTAAGGCTTCATTTCTGCAAAAATTCACTTGGGTTTAGTCAGGCAAGGCCATAGTAAATGGCAACCTACACAGTTACCCACAAACAGGTATTAGACAATTACGCAGTAATTGCAACCCTGCAAAACAACGAAATTACGGTAGGGGAAACCTTTACCGTTTCGGGTATGGGCGCACCCTTTGACGGGGTAAAAGTGGCGTATGCGTTACCGCAATATTTGTTTACGGGCACCAGTCAACAGGGAGATTTAAATTATGACCCTGCAAAACTGATACCTAACCAACTGCTTTTTGCTGTCACGGCTTCTAACGTTGACCGCGTAGCCGCTACCGGCACAGTTACGTTTACTGTGCTTAGTACCTGCACGTGGATAACCATCGCAGACCTAGAGGACTATTTAGGGTTTACCATTGCCAACCCAAGTAGCGACTATGACTACGCCACAATTTGCGTAGGCGCAGCCAATGCTTATGCATACCGCAAGCGACGTGAAGCTGGATATTTTGACAGCTCACTCAGCACGGTACCCAGTCAAGACGTACGGCTAGGCACCATGATTTACGCAGGGCAAACCTATAAAAGCCGCTCAAGCATTGACCAATTCGCAAGCTACGAACAAATGGCTACAACTGCCCCGGTGGGCTCAAGCATGGGCGAAATTATGCGGCTATTGGGCGTTAACAGGCCAGCGGTTGCGTAATGGGCGTGCTTTTAGATGGCTATGACCAGCTGGTAGATAAGCTGCAAACCATTACCGGCTTGCGGGTATTTGATGACCCACGCAACATTAACCCGCCTTGCGTTTTAGTGGAAGCCCCTACTTTTGTTATGCAAACCAACGTTATTGCTGAGCTGCAATTTAACGTAAAGCTCATAGGTTTAGGGCCCGGCAATTACACAGCGCTCAAAAACCTTTTAGACCAAGCAGACCTTATACGGGCAGCCAAAATAGGTTTGAAAGACGGCAGGCCCACAGTAACAACAGTAGGGGCGCAAGATTTTAGCTCTTATGACCTAACAATAAGCACTAAGATAGCCCCATGACGTTTGTAGTGCTCAAGCAATGGCGGCAAGACGTACCGGAAGGCGCAACCGTAGGCATTGGCGATTTTGGTTTAACAGAGCGTGACCTAGCTTTTTTGTCCGTGGCTGGTTTGCTACAAATCAGCACACAGACCGCTAACGAACCTGCTAAATTGTCTAGTAAGAAACGGAAGGACTAAACTCTTATGCCAACTACCACGTATTTTGCTAACCCAGATACCGTAAAAATTGGTGCTACGTCAGCTTCAACCGTTGACCTGAAAGACCAGTGCAAGAGCGTAGTGTTTACGCGCAGCCGTGAAAGCCTTGACGCAACCGCGTTTGGTTCTACCTCTCGCAGCTATACCGGCGGCCTTTTTAATAATCAGGTCACGGCAACGTTTTTGATGAGCTACGGCGCAACAGAAACGTACGCAACGCTTAATGCCCTTGTAGGTGGCACGGTTTATTTTGAAGTTGCGCCGGTTGCGGCTGCACCCTCAGCAACGGCACCAGTTCTGAAATTGACTGGGGCCTACTTTGAGGCATTTGACGTAGTTAACGCTGAGCTGGGTACCTTGTCAGAGGTTCAGATTACCCTGACGGGTGGCACCTACTCAGAGCAAACCGCGCCCTGATAACTAACTAGAAAAGAGAGCAGCGTGAAGCTAACAATTAAAGTAACGACCCTTTCAGCCGGCAAGAAATATGAAGAGCTGGTAGAAACGTCGCTAGCCACCATTATTAAATGGGAGAGGCACTACAAGCGCCGTGCCGGTGATTTGGCTGCCGGCTTTGCCGTAGAAGACCTTGCTTATATGGCGTGGGTTACTTTGCAAGCGCAAGGTTTGAAAGAAAGTTTTGACGCTTGGGTAGAAAAGTTAGATGAGCTTGAGGTAGTTGACAGCGAAGAAAGCCACCCTACGGGCGGGGCGGCTACCGCCGGCAATTAGCTGAGCTATTGCTGCTCACTGGTTGGGCACCCCCCTTTTACGCTGAAACGTTTGATACCCGCGACTTGGCTACCGTTATAAAGGTGAATGAAGAGCGGAATAAACACAAATGATTAGTAGCAAAGTTGAGATAGTTGGCCTCAAAGATGCGTTGCGGGAATTGCAGCAAATAGACCCAAAGCTACGTTTGAAAGTAACTAAAGATTTTAAAAAAATTACAGCTCCGGTAGAGCAAGCTGCCCGGGTGCTCATACCTAAACAGCCGCCTTTATCTGGTTGGGCTAGGGGCTGGAAAACGAAGAGCGGTTACCAAATGTTGCCTGATAATGGTTGGCAAGGTGCTAAAGCTGACAAATTAGTAAAGAGCAAAGTATCTAGTAAAAAGCCACGTGAATATGCAGGCGTGGCTTCAAATGCAACGGTTTTTAGAATTTCTTTTGCAGGTATGGCTAATACGGTTTTTGATTTGGCAGGCCGGGTAAATAAAAATGGTGACACTAAAGCCGGCGCGCTGATGATTCAGGCCCTTGAACGAAAGTTTGGTAAAGCCTCCCGCGTATTGTGGCGGGCCTATGACGCAAATAAGGCAGAGGTAGAACGGCAAACTTTAGAGCTGACAAAGCAAGTAATGGCTGACGTAGGTAAATCATTAAAGATAAAGTAGTTGCATGGCTGTAGTTATCCCCATCGTTACCGAATATGTCGGAAAAGGGGTTGAGCGCGCAATAAAAGAATTCCGTCAAATTGAGGGCGTAGGCAATAAAGCCGCTTTTGTTTTTACAAGGGCTGTGGTGCCGGGAGCGGTTGCTGCTGGCGGAGCTCTTGCAGCGTTAGGGGTAACGCTGTTTAAAGCTGCTGGGGCGGCAGCTGAAGCACAAAAAGAAGACAAGCTACTAGCAGACCAGTTGCGCCGTACTACTGGGGCCACTGAAGACGCCATAACGCAAACCATGAATTTTGTTGACGCTCTAGAACTTGAAAGCACTATTAGCGGCGGTGAGTTGTCTAGTAATTTGGCTTTGCTTACCCGGTCAACCCAAGACGTAACCAAAGCCCAAGAGCTGCTAAAAATTGCAACTGACGTGAGCGTAGGGTCTGGCAAAGACCTCAGCAGCGTTAGCGAAGCATTGCGTAAAGCGTACGGCGGTGAATTTGCCGCGTTAGAAAAATTAGGTATTCAAATCCCTGACAATGTTAAGAAAACTAAAGATTATGAAGCAGTGCAAGCATTACTTAACAAACAATTTGGGGGTGCTGCCGCTGACGCTGCAGATACGTTTCAAG